ATAGATCAATTTGTGGAGGTTGCCCACGAATGTGATTCTTCGGCCCACGAGATTTCGGCGATAGCGATGCGATGGGCGATAGAAAGGATTCGATTTTTAGAATCTAAGCTCGATGATGTTTCGAGCGCATTGGAAAGACGGAGTTAGGAACCATAACGGCTTGAGCGTGGAGCGAAGACTGGTTGTTTACCAGTTCGACTGGAGTTCGATTCTCCATCAGGCCGCTAAGTCAGCAGAACAATTTATTAACCTGCGCAGCGCAGATTAACACGACAAACAAAGGAAAACAAATGGCAACAATCGACGACCTCAGAAAATACCAAACAGAACCATACAGCCTCCTAACCGAAAGCGACTGGCTACAGATCGAGCAAGCCGCATCCGGTTGCATCTCAGGCACAAGCGACGACTGGCCTGCATTGTGCCATGCGGTGGCTTTGCTACTTGGTCATCCATTGCACCATCGCAAGTCGGCAGCGTGGCTACAAGGCTTTTGCGAGGGTGTGATGATTCAGGCGGGAAAGTTGCAGGAAGTGCAAGCGGAACCTGACGCTGTGAAATTGTGCCCTGCTGACTTTTTAGGAAAAGCAATCTTGCTGCACTTGGCAATCAAAGAACTTACCAGCGAACTTACGGTGGAAATTTGCCAAAACTGCCCACGGTTAGTGTTGATGGTTCTTTCGGACCTGGATCGGCGAGCGGAAGAAATTGTTGAGGCAATGAAATCGACGAACAATGGCTAGCGGGTGTGTGGCCGAAAGACCGCGTGTGGGCGTTTCGGATCAACCATCGCAGCACGCAGAGCTAGCCAGAGTGCCATCGGCCTGGAGACGGGCCGGTGGTTTTTACTGACAACTATCATGAACGGAAATACAGATGGACCAGATAGACGAAATCAGAATGTACAACTTAAAAGAGGTTTGCAAGATGCTTGGACCGCATGCCAATACGATCATGAAATGGTCAAAGGAGGGCAAATTTCCTAGTCCTAAAAAGACTGGAGAAAAGACGTACTGGTGGTTCGGTTGGCAGCTTCGTGAGTGGATTTACCAACAACCACCCACAATGAGCCACAAGTGACGGAATCTTTACGCTGACGGTATCCCTGGCGTTGGTAGGGTTGTGGAAACAACTCGCTGCACAGGGGATTTACCGTGGGTATCAAGTCGGCTGGAAGATTGCACGCTGAGGAACTTTGCAAGAAGTATCCTGACCATTCGAACATCGGCTTGGCTAAAAAGCTAAGGGTGGATTATCCAGAATGCTTTTCTAGTGTCGAGAACGCCAGATCGATTATTCGAAAGATTCGAGGCGTCTCTGGTACGGAACTCAGGCGAACGGCTACACAGCCACGGGCAAAAGGCAAGGCTGGGCAAGTTCCGAAGATGCCTCCTAGCTTGGCAGAGCCTTGGACTCCATTTGATCTTGGCAGTGGCGTTCGAGTTGGCGTGATAAGTGACACCCACATTCCCTACCATTCGGAAGTGGCGTTCGAAGCTGCTGTCAAGAACCTGAAGGATCGCAAACTGGATGTGCTGCTGCTGAATGGTGACATCGCAGACTTTTACAAGATCAGTCGATGGCAACGCGATCCGGCGAAACGAAGCTTTGGAGAGGAACGAAAGCTGGTTATTGAGGGTTTAGCATGGCTCCGAAGTGAGTTCGGCCAACGTGTGAGATTTGTTTACAAGTTGGGAAATCACGAAGAACGCTGGAATCACTTTGTCTGGAATCAGTGTCCTGAAATTTACGACCTTCCTCAGATGCAGATTGACACACTGCTGGAGTTTGCCAAGTTTGGGATTGAACTGGTTGAGGATCAGCGGCCAGTACTGGCAGGCAAGTTACCAATCTTCCACGGCCACGAACTAGGGCGCGGCGGGATTGCTTCGCCAGTCAACCCAGCTCGCGGTGCTTTTCTTCGCACTCATCACACGGTTTTGGTAGGTCACTCCCACCAGACTTCAGGACATGCCGACACCAACCTTTGGCACGATGAAACGTTCGTTTGGTCTACTGGTTGTCTTTGCGACCTGACTCCAGAATACGCAAGGGTGAACCGTTGGAATCATGGCTTTGCGTTTGTGGAAGTGTCACAAGATGGCAACTTCAACGTGCAGAATCTGCGAGTTTCACGCGACGGAAAGGTTAGGTCGGCATGATCCGCAAGGGCGACATCGTTCAACTTTCCTTTAGAGACCATGCTGAAGGCACTGACCATTTTGAGTTCACAACCTACGGCAGGGTTCAAAGTCAAACCAAACTGGCAATCGTTCTTTGCTGTTGGCAGTACGCAGACACCAAAAAACCTGTTTGCGCGGAAGATGCCAATGTGATTGTCCACACGATCCTGAAGTCCACGATCACTCGAATACAAAAGTTGGTTGCGGTTTGACACAACCACCCACAATCAGCCACAAGCAAGCAAGACAGCCGATTAGCCAGTAACCCCCTAAGGATAGTCTTACAGTTAACCGAATATCCAGTATTCACTGCGGAGTAAATCCCATGCCATTGATTGTCAAGACTCTTATAACCTCGCGAAGATTTTGGGCGGCGGCGGCGGTTGTCGCTGTGCCAGTTCTAAATGAGAAGTTCGGATGGGGACTTTCTGAGGAAGTCTTTGTGACAAGTGCCATTGCTGTCGTTGGCTGGATTCTTGGTGAATCGCTCAGAAGTAGCGAAGGACCGAAGCTAAGTGCTTAGGCTGCGCATGCGACTCGCTGCACGCGAGATCGCTCGGCAAGCATGGGTCAAGTCGCATGGACGGGGCGATGATGCTCGTTTGTTGTTCGAATCGAACGAACGGATTCAGAAGTTTTCACCGGCGACGATCCTGCTGATGTTGCAACTTGCGATGGCACTTTGGCAATGGTGGAAAGATCGCGGGATTGATGAGCCTAGTGCGGTTGCAAGCATGAGTGAGCCGATTAACTGGAGCGATGACGATGGGAATTAGTGAGTACGACATCCTAACAAACACGCAGCCATTCGCTGAGGATCTTGGTTTGGAATGCACCAACACGAACGAAATTAAAACGGTGCGTGTTGAATGGGATGGGGATGGCACTTCGGTTGAAGATTTTCAGACTAAAAACATCAAGCAACCTTTACCAGTTGATTATCAATTATTTGGATTTTTCGATGAGTGATAAGCAAGTCAACTGGCTACCCTGGATTGCTGTTGCAGCACTTGGCTACATGCTTTGGACCACCGACCGTGCGCCAATTGGTCCGGTTGTTCCAGTGCCAGTGGTAGCATCTCCAAGCAAGACACTGGACGCCTGCTACCTTGCCGACAGATCGAGCAAACTGGAAGTTCTAAAGTCCATTGCAGCGATGGCAGGAGCCACTGACGAACAAAGGTTGAAGCAGTTCAACGACCTGAGTTCTGCGAATCGAGTCAAGGACTTTCAGCCTTACATTGACATCGTTTCTGTCGCTTTAGTCGAAGATAAACTTGGCGAGCTTATTTCCAAACTCCAGGCAAAGAAATAGGTTAGCAAATGAGCGAATCAGGCTACTTGATTAACGAAGAAGATCGAGACTTCCTTGACTCGTTGCCTTCTCAGGGTTTGCTTTTCTCAGCGGGCGACTACCAAGAGATTCGCCTTGACCCTCGCAAGCTAATCCGAATCGAGTCGCAAGACCAGCAAGGCGCATGTGCCGGGCATTCGCTATCGTCAATCCTCGAATGGTGTTACACGGTTGCAACCGGTGGCGAGATTATTCAGTATTCGCGTGCTATGGCTTACTACGAGGCACAACGCATCAGCGGCATTCGCGGCGACAGCGGAAGCACAATCTCGGCTGGAGTCAAGTTAGGCATGCAGACAGGGCTTTGCATCGAGGATCTTTGGAAGTATCCAGCAAGGTACGACAACACAAGACCGGCGAACTACCAAGCGGTACTAGACAACGCAAGCAAGCACAAAGTCGGATCGGCCACCAAGATTACAACCTACGAAGGCTACAGGGTTTTCCTTGGTGCTGGTTTGGGTGGAGTTCACAATGGCATTGCTTGGGGCAACGGAATGAACCGGGCAGTTGTTGAGAGCTTTTCCCCAGGAGGTGGCGGGCATGCGATAGCGGGATTGTGCCTTAGTGAACGAACTGATACGCAGGGCCGCCCGTACGTTTGGATTGCCAACTCCTGGGGTTTGCAGTTTGGTTCGAGAGATGTTCCAGGTTGGCAGGAGTGGAGTCCTAACTCGATAACGCAGATGCTACGCCACCAATGGACTGAAATGGTCGGACTGTCTGACATGGCAGTTCCAAAGCCTCGCAAATTCAATCTTGCTGAGTGGAAAGAAAGGCTGAGGTCATGAAACAAATGCCATTTATCCTCATAGCTGTCGGTGCGGCCGCACTTCTCGGACTCAATCACGAGTACCAGGCAATCAAAGCACGCCTCGCAATCACGCAAGCCAAGATTGACACGTTGACAGACGAAACAAACGCAACGGTTGAAATACTTGGTGCTGCTGTTCAAGACTTGCGAGATGTTTTCGCAAGGTTCAAGGCTGAGAAGCAACCGCAACAATCCACACCACAAGTCAAGCCACGAATTGTCATGCACTCGGGCGCGAGCTGCGGACCTTGCAACCAGTGGAAGTCTAAAGAGCAAAGCAAATGGGAACAAGTCGGATGGACTGTTGACGTGCTTACCGAAATTGAATCAGATCGCTTTTGGCCTTGGTTTGAGGTTTACGATTCTGACGGTTCTCGATTCGAGGTCAACGGACCACTGACTAGAGACTCATTCGAGAAAGGCAAGCAAGCGAAATGAGCAGCGAAGCAAACGGTCTTACAGGGTGGGTACTAGCGGGAATAGGTGCTATCGTGTCAACACTTTTAACTGGCGTTGTTACCTTGTTTCGCATGCGAGAATCGGAGAATGCACAAGCGATCAGTAAGCTTGAAAAAAGTCTGACTGAAATCAACGGCAAAGCGGACAAGTGTGAAGAAGATCGCCATTCTTTATTCACCTCCTGCGAAGTCATGAAAATCAAGCTAGACGTACTAGAAAAGCGAGTGAGTTCGATTGACAACAACGGAACGGACTTCGCTAGAAAGCATGAGGGCAGTCGATGAGTGCAGCAGTTAGAAATCTCTACATCGAACAGGGTGCAGACTGGGCAGAGGACTTCCAAATTCTCGACGAAGATGGAGTTGCTGACGACCTGACCGGATGCACGATCGAAGGCAAAGCACGAGACGGAGAACTGCGTACTTCAGCAGTTGTTTTTTCGTTTACGTTTACCGTCAACACGACTGAAGATCGAATCTACGTTACAGTTCCAAAAGCGACGACGACAGCGATTACAACGCTTGGGGCTAAGCCGACTGATAAGGCGTCAACGTACTATTACGATTACGAACTGACTCGGCCTGGCGGACTGACCGAACGCATCCAAGAGGGCAAAGTGCTAATGAGCCGGGAGATCACCCGATCATGACATCGTACACGCTACAGGTACAACCTCAAACGCAGTACACAATCGAGTATTCGAACCAACGCGGACCACAAGGGCCGACCGGTGCGGCTGGTGCAGCAACAACCGACGCTTCGCTACTTGTCTCCGGCACGCTTTCGGACGCTCGATTGTCGGCTAATGTTTTGCTCGCATCGTCAATCGGCGTTTCAGTACAAGCATGGGACGCAGACCTAGACTCTATCGCAGCACTTGCGACGACAGCAACAGGCAGGGCGTTGCTAACCGAATCGGTCTCGCAGACTGGGACAGGTGCGTTGGTTCGTGCGGCTGGACCGACACTGACGGGGACTACGAGCGTTGCAACTTTAACAGCATCAGGAACGGGCAACTTTGCAGGAGCCCTCACGGTAACTTCATACATCTACTCTGACAGAATCACAACACCCTCATTTGTTCTAAATTCAAACGGCTCGAACTACGGACAAATCTATCGAAAAGATACTACACGATGGGGATTGGGTTACGGGGCATCGCTGGGTGTTACTGGTAGTGATTCTTTGCTTTGGGGTTCGACTGGCGTTGATGTCACAGGCAACCTAACAGCATCGGGAACGCTGCGAGTAGGTGGCGGCACAGTAGTTGCCAATATCCTATCCGCAACCGCAACGCTAGACTTTGGCTCGATTGGTAGCAACGGCACTGAGACGTTAACGATAACTGTCACAGGAGCAGTGGCAGGCGATAGCGTGTTCCTTGGCGTTCCAGCGGGATTGGACGCAGGTTTAGTTTTCTGTGCCAGTGTAACAGCGGCAAACACAGTAACGGTCCGTATGCATAATTCTTCAGGCGGCTCAATCGATCCAGCTTCAGGTACATTCCGAGCAACGGTAATAAGGTTCTAAAATGAGCGTAGTTTTTACGACAATTGACAGCATCGCAATCGATGGAATCCCAGCGGGAAACATTGTTGACGTTATCAGCAATCACGCACCAAAACGTGCTGAAGTGCTTGCGGCTTATCGTGTGTTTGTCGATGGGGAAAAGGCTAAGAGAGACGAAGCAGTCACCAAGCTCGAAGCCGACAAAGCCGAGCTAACAACCGACCTAGCAACAGCAACAAGCCAACTCGAAACTGCAAACGCTACGATTGAGCAACTGAAAGCAGAGAAGCAAGCACTACGAGCAGAGATTGCAGACTTGGATCAAGCACTTGACGCAGAGCAGCAATTGAACACCACGCTACAGGCCAAGATTGCAGACCTCGAACAATATCGACCGTTTAACCCCAGAATCCTAAAGGGCGAAGCGTTCTATAACCGCGTCTCAAAAGAGGACATGGTAACGCTGCTTGCTTCAGACGACGCGACGCTGGTGACAGTTGGCAAGACCATCGAAGCATACAGGGCGCATCATTGGCCTGTCGTGATGGACTCGACAGACTTTACGAACCTTGTCGGCTATGTAATGCAATCGGGTGTGTTTGACGCAGAGGAAGTCACGGCGATCATGCGGGATGCGACGAGAGAGGAAGCGTACAGTGCTTAACAACGACGACTACCAAGGCGACACCAGGCCGATGCTGGCGTTTATGCTTGTATCGCTGGGAACGCTGGTTGTTTATCTGTTGCTTTGGGGGTTGGGGTGAGATGGTACAGGGGGTGGTTGAAAAGTACACGCCTTTTGCCCAGCGAC